TTTTCTTATCCTGGGTGAGTGGCCCGGTATTGCTGCTCGTGTGAAAGATGCGCCTGAAAAGATCGGCTTATTACTGCGTGAGTCCAGACAATATGGAATACATATCCTTACCGAAATGCAGGATGCATTAGTTAAAACGACGCAAATAGACACGGGTATGATTGAAAATCTCAGGACTGGCGCATATTCTGGCGGCGATAAAGCTACTGCCAAGAGAATACTTGATCTCAAAGAGGGTCAAGTGCTAGAGGAGCCACAAGAGCTAGGGAAAAAAGGAGCTATTTGGCTTCGCTCTTATGCCAACGGCCTGAATTCGGGACGTGTGCCGTTCTTCAGTAACAAATCCATGTATGAACTGCTCGGCTATCCGCCCGATCCGATTACCGATGAAACCATCTATGATGATCGCCAAATCCCTGAAGTGATAGCGGATTATAAGTTGGTAGATCCTTCTACACGCGGAAGGCGATGGGGTGGCACGGGAAGCCCTGAAAATTCGCGGTTCTATAGCATTTCAGGGGAGTCCCTTTATTCTGCTCAGACGCTGCCAGATATCCCAAAAAAGGAAACATCGACGGGACCGCTGGCAAGTCAGGCGGATACGCTTGTAGTGCAGTCGGAAGTGACTTCCGAAGAGGTTCCGGACTTTGGCCCAGATAATTATTACTTGACTGATTTACAGGTCAAGTTATTCATCACATATTACGAGGATTGTGGCAACATCTCTGATAGTTTGGCTCGCATTAAGAACGAAAAAGGGCAGGGATTAGGAGGTCGTTACTTTAAGCATGCAAGTTGGTTGGTGAAAAAGTACAACCTGAAGAAACGAGGATAATCATGCAAAACTATTGTGCCGGGTGTGGCTGTCCAATTGAGAGCGGTTCGTACTGCTCGAAGCATGAGTGGATTGGTGTGGAGCAGGTACAGGCGGGGGAGCCGATCCCGCAGCAGTGCGATGTGTGCGAGTTGTATATGTGCCAGTGTGGAAGGCAGTGGCGCGTGGAGACAAGCGAAGAAGAGTAGAGAAAGGATTCCGTGATGACGCAGGTACAAGAGGGCGAGCCGGAAGAAGCAAAGAAACCGGATTATTCTTTGGCGTTGTGGATCATTAAGCACATTTTTATTGTGATGGGGATTGCAATTGTTCTGGCGATAGTAGGTGTAGCACTTGGGGCTGTTAATTATATGAGTGGTCCAGTTCATTATGCCGCGTGGCTTCTAGCTGCTTGGATGGTGGTGGATATTCTCTTGTTTGTGTTTCTTCTTTTACATCTTGTTCTTTACGGCATTGTATCTGCTGATAGCCGCAGTGATTGGGAAGTTTTGCTTGGCCTGCTCGGGATTGTCATGCTCATTGCTGCAGGTGCCATGTTAAGTGGGAAGCATTTAGCGTGGCTATCGATGTGCGAACTACTGTTCCTGGTTGCGGCCACAGTTATTGATATTCTTATTGTGATTCAGCAGGCGTAGTTGTAGGAAAGGATACTTGTATGCAAGTTTCAGTGATACAGAGGGGCAAAACATTTGTCGGTGGGCGCTGGTCCTGGGTGACAGGGAAAGCCCAGACGGCTTGGACTGCCATGAATGGCAAACAGCGAACCCAGACCGAGACAGTGAGTGCTGATGTTAAGGTCAGTAACTTCGCGCAGAGTGTGCTCCAGGTGGTTTTGTGGGTGGGTTTTGCGGGCTTTCTTTTTGCCAGCTTGCCGCATGTTGCCTACTTCTTTGCTGCATTTGAGCCTGAAAATAATGGAACCGTCAATGATTATTGGTGGACGGTGAGCTATATCCTGGCTATCGCTATTGATGTGACCTCGTTCTTTCTCTCGTTCAATGTGGCGATCAAGATGCGCAGGGCGACTGCTGGCCTGCCCTGGTATCAGAAGATTATCCCGGCCTTTCTCGTGTTCCTGGCACATTGGCCTTTTATTCTTTTGCTGGTGGGTTTTTCCTGGCTGGTGAATTTTGAACATGCAAAACAGTTTCATTCATCTATGTTAGATATAGCCGAGCAATCACAGATTAACTTAATTATCTGGCAGGGGCAGTTGTCAGATTTGAACCCCATTATCGCCTCTGCATTTCCGGTGCTGGCAGTGGCTTATACAGGTATGGCAGATCGTATAGGTGATGAACGGAAGGGTAAAGCTGTTAACGCTGATGTCAAAGAGGATGTAAAGGCCGATGTACAAGTTGTCACCAAAAGTGTAAACCCCGTCCAACAAAATGTACAACAACCTGCCTTTGACATAGAAGCTATTCTGCAAACCATGCAGGCAATGAATGCGCAAAATTTACAGGCGATGCAGCAAATGACACAGCAAAGTTTACAGGTCACGATTGAGCAGTTTACCAAAGTGACTGTCCAGGCTGTCAAGGAAACTGTACAATCTTTGCCTGCTTATACACCACCTACCCTGTTGCCGGAGCCTGGTCAAACCACGTCAAATACACAGGATACAGATGAGTTGGAGGTCGTTAAAAAGCCAACACCCCCTTTACAGTCTGAGGGTGATCAGGGGGTGCAAACCTATGGGGATCAAATCGAGGCCCTTTACAATGAAAATCCGTCAATTGGACCATCTGAGATAGCAAAGCGTTTAGGGTGTACACGTCAAACAGCATCCAACTGGTTAAAGCGTGTACGTCCAGTTGAGCAGTAAAAGGTAAAGGTATGCACTCTGATTATGTCTTTAAACGTTCGCGGTCTTCCGCTGTAAATGTAAATCGTACACCTGCAACTGACATGGAAGACTTACCGCTTAGACAAGTAAAGCCACGTAAAGCCAAAGTAAAACGTGAACGTAAACCAACGATCTACGAGCAGTCATTTGGTGTGAAGTTGAAAGCATTGGTGACCGGGAAGGCACCGAAGAAGTTAACGAAAAAGAAAGGCAGGACAAAGCGATGAGTTGGCTCAAAAAGAGTGCGGATCAGAAGCGCTATGAAGAGTTGTATGAAGAGGTTACAACCTGGGAAGATGAGGAGTACGATCCTAACGATCCTCACAACGAAGAGATGGAACGTAAACAGGCAGAGCAGGTGGCATTGTATTATAAGCTTCATCCTAATGAGCGCCCAACGTTTCCTGATGGTATCAGTGTAAATATTGTGAGTGCGTCCTGATAACACCGCTTCGTAAACGTCTTTAAGTAGTTTTAGTAAATCGGTTGTAGTTTTTGTGTGAATAACACACGCTGGCATATTGTAAAACCGCCTGCCTTAAGGTATGCTTAACACAAGACTAGCTGAGGCAGGCAATTTTTATGGCCGAGATGAGTACGGGTGAATTGCAAGCTGTCATAGCTAAGAGATATCCAAATTCCTGGTATCTGCACGCAGATCTTGAAGAGGCATGCGCCACGATTAAAGAGAAGGGTGACTGTTGGGGGGATATTCACATCCCGGCTCAAGGCCCTGATGGACATGGCAACTTATTAGTCAAGTTCTTTGAGATCCAGATGCGTCGGTTCCGGCAAAAAGTATCTAAGAAACACGTAAGCTAAGACAGTACAGCGTAACAGTATCGAAACGATTACGGCGCTGATTCTTCATTTGTGGAGAATCAGCGCCATTTTTATTGTCCTTCGTAGTTTTCAGGAGCACCAATGGCCCGATGCCACTACGCCGCCTGTACACCCAGTTGGCACACGCCACGCAGCAACAATTTGGAATGGCTGATGCTCTACCTGTTTGTGCTCGATGCGTTCTGCCAGGTGATGAGCCTGGTGCCAGTGATCGGGTATTGGCTGTGGTTGCTCGGGCTGTTTCTGTCCATCGTGCTCTTTGCACTGTTGGTCCTATTGCTGCGATTCAGGAGGTCATGATGCTAGCAACTCTTTTGCACTGGCTCTGGTATGGCTTCGGTCTGCTGTGTCTTGTTGGCGGATTGGCCGGGTTGTGGTGGCTCGCGCAGGGCAAGCTCACCAATAGCGAGGAGTAGCATGGCCACGTGGAACTATCCTGGCCCAAACGGGCGGCAACAAAGAAGCCAAGCATGCAGGAAGCCTCGATGGAACAAGCCTGAGTGGAAGTCGCTGGCCTGGGCGGTGCAGTTGCTTGTGGCACTCGATGGCTTCTTTGTGTTGATGATCAAGTCGCCGATTCTGAGCAGTGCGTGCTGGTGGCTGGCCATTATTTCCACTGTGTTGGTGTTAGTGTTGGTGAGTGTATTGGCGGTCAGATGAAAAAAGATGATGTTTGGTTTGCTGTAGCGGTTTTTGGAACACTTTTTCTCAGTGTGGTCGGGTTGGTCGCATTGTATTTACATGTAATTCCAGCATTAGTTATTCCGTGAGGAATGTATGAGCCAGAAGACTGAAGACAATCTCACCTTTTTACCAATTAACCGAGAGACATTCATTGATCGAATGATGGTGGATGCGCCGGTTGAAGAGATCCCACCATGCGGATTGTTTCATCTCTCATTTAACAATAAACGACGCCAGAAGAATGGCTTGCAGACTTGTTATTGCCAGGGGGTATTGTATGAGACTGGTCACGTGCATTTAGATACCAATGCTCTGCAGTGCAATAGCTTTGACACGCTGGATGACATGGGCGAGTTTCTCAAGCAATTTGGTAGCTTCCACATTCAGTGGCTTCGGGGGGAATAGTAGATGGACCTCTTACGCACATCAACCACAGACACCTCTGGTAACCCAGTATGGGAAGTGATTCTCAACGGGCAGACAACTTTCTCCACCACCGCAGCCGATATTCTTGATTTTGACAAGAAGGTGCAGGCCAATCTGACACAGCTACAGCAGGATGCAGGGATATCCTCTCCACCAGTTACTACGCCTCCGGTTACACCTCCACCAACTACAACAGGCTTTCGCGGCATCTTTGCCTTCAACAACATGAGCAACACGAGCTTGTTTGTCGATAAGCCGTATGTGGCCGGGACATGCTTAACGAGATATTGGGCCGAGCTTAACCCGAGCCAGGGGCAATACAACTGGGCCATCATCGATAACGATATGAAGCCGTGGGTGGCAGCTGGCAAGAGTGTGATTATCAGAGTGTCTACTGCCGGGTGGACGAAGTGGCAGCCAAACCAGAATAGCAAGCAGGGCACGCCGCAATGGGTGTTTGATCAGGGTGTGCCATTTGTCACTGCCAATGATGGAGCCAGGAAACCTCAGTACTGGCATCTCAAGTTTCTTAACGCTCTGCAGACGTTTGTTCAGGCTTTTGCGACTCGCTATGACGGCAATCCGAACATTCTTGCCATTGAGATTGGTGTAGGTGATGGTGGCGAGACCAAACCTGACACGACCAAAGATGCTAACGTCTTGAGTAGGTGGCAGGCTATCCAATACACGAATGCGAACTGGTGGCAGGCAATTCAGGCCATTATCAACATGTACGTCCAGGCGTTCACGAAAACGCCGCTGGCTTTGATGCCGGATGCCAGTTTCTTGCAGAGTGCATCGGGATTTGATGAGGCCCTGGTGGTGAACTACGCGGCGAAGTATGGCGTGATGATGCAATGGAATGGCTTGGTAAGTGGTGGCAGTTTGCCAGGAAGCTTTAGCGGGCTTAAAAAGGGTTATCCGCTGATTCTCGAACAATTAAATTCAGCCAATGCGAATGGAAGGAGCCTGGCCAATGACCTGCAAACGATGCTCAACCTCGGAGCCGTCGCTGCCCTGGTATTCAACGATGATCTCAGCAATACATCGAATGTGGCGACGCTGCAGAAATACGCTACACTGGTGGGCAAGTAGGAGAGGTGAACAGATGCGTAGAGAACCGTTTGCCAGGTGTCCGCACTGCCACAAGTATATCTTGCCGCCTGGTATGGTGATTGTTGTTGCTGCAAAAGATGTGGAGAAGTTTTGCAGCACGCGGGGTGAGTGTACAAGAGTTGAATGTGCTGGCTGTGGCTTCTACGTCAACCCCAAGTATCATAGCCAGTGGGAATGTGAGTTTGCACAAAGAGCCTATGAGCAGCGAAATGAGCCATTGAACGCAAGTGAAGTGTTGGCCGAGGCTGAGGCAATCCTGAAGGGGAAGGCGTGATGATCGATTGGAACAGGTTTCCATTGTGCCTTGGATGTGGCAAGCCCGTGCCTCCGCAAATGCTCTCATTTCGCTACTCACTGGAATATTACACGCATGCCAGCAAGTATTGTGACCGGCAGGGTCGTTGTGTCAATACCATGAGTCCAGCCCGAGCGATTGAGGAAGCCGAGACGATACTGAGAGAGGCAAGGAAGCAGCGATGAGGCTTACGATTATGACGACGGTTGATATTACCGTGATGAACGCAATTATGCGCTACCGCATGGAGTATGGGCACTATCCTTCACGGTTCGAGGTGGCCCATCACTTCTTAGAGGAGATGACGCAGCGTGAATTTACGTTCCAGGTTCCCCAGGGCATCCCTTGTCTCTTGCCTGATCTTGAGACGCAGGCGCCAAAGGTGATAATGCGGAAGTGTCAGACGGTGACAGTGCCGATCATACCAGTGGTGGAGGGATAGAGGATGAGTGAGAAACTATATCACCACAAGCCACACCCGCATAAACCACGCAATATCAATCAAGTGCATGATGAGCAACTGACATTCGGGCAAAGAATAGCCGACTCCTTCGCCTCTGGCATTGGCTCATGGACATTTGTGATTGTTCAGGCCGCTATCATGATTGTCTGGATGATTATTAATACCCTTACTCTCTTCAAGTTCATCCACTTTGATATATTCCCGTTCGTGTTTTTGAACCTTGCAATGTCAGCAGAAGCTGCCTTCTCGTCTCCTTTGATTATGATGTCGCAAAATCGCCAATCCGAAAAAGACCGATTGATGGCTGAGAATGATTTCAGGACAGATCAGAAGGCTGAGCACCATATCGAAGAGATGATTGGCCATCTTGATGCGCAAGACCACGTACTGTTGCAGCTTATTCAGCGATTGGATAAGCATGAACAATGGCAGAATGAGATGCTCGTGAAAGTTTCTGCTGTATTGGAAAAGAAACCGCGAACCAGGGTGGCGAAGCAGGAGGTGGTTGAATGATGATCCTGTATTGCCATAAGTGTGGTAGGCCAAAAGAGCTTGGTCCATATGATAGGGGTCCGCTATGTTCCTGCCCTCCTGAGCCTCCCACTATTCTTCCGAGCGCCCTGGCTTATGTTACCTACAAGCTGGCAGAAGAGGACTGGGTGAGGCTGCGTGCTATTGTCGCTGAAGAAATTGCTCAGGCACTTTCTCAGAAGCAGGAGGTGGGCGAGTGAATCCGCTTTATGAAGACGAAACCAAACATATTTTTACCGATGGCAGCAATATCCTGGTGATTGATGTCGCAACCATGTATCTCTACGACTTGGATTGTGGCGGGATCAAGATGTTTCACGTTTTCAGCGAGGACCAGCGACAGGCACGCGAGATCGTTGAAGCGCTTGAGATGGTGCCGATTTGCCGCTGCCATCGTCCTCCTGTGCGCTTTGTGGACAAGAACACACCAGATCCTGTCCAACAAACGATTGCTAATATCTTCGTTGGATTGGGGACGTGTCGCTCTGTGGAAGACGTGAAGTTGATGCTTGAGCACATGGCCAGCCAAGAAGAGATGCGCGATTTGGGGCAGGTGCTATGAGCGATGAGAAAAAGATGCATGCTATCAATTGCCGACAGGACGACGCCAACCCGCACCGTGTGGCTGATATCGGATACAACCAGATGGGCAATCCAATCATCGAATTTTATTGCAGGCGGCACAGGAAGATTGTCTTTTGTGGGATGGGGACGATGCTCAAGACATGGCGTGAGATGGTGCAAGGGGATGAGCAGGCGTTGCAGGCACAGTTGTTGCGGTTGGAGAGTGCGGCGCGAGAGTTGCGGATGGATCTGGAAGATTTGAAGCAGCCGAAGATAGCAGGATAGAAGGAGTGATGTGATGTCCATGTACGGCAGGTTCACGGACCCAGACTCAAACGATGATGATGGGACGGACACAGATGAGTAGTGTGTTTTGGGAACGAGAGAGTGAGTGATGAGCAAGCGAGACACCAACACAGATTCGACACCTAAAAAACGTGCGCGTAGTAAGAAAGAACTATTCCTTGATGCGTTTGCCGAGCATGCGAATGTCATGCTTGCGGCTCGTGAGGCTGGTATTCATCGCTCGACTGTTTATGTGTGGCTCGAACAGGATGAAGAGTTTTCACTTGCCTATAACCAAGCCAAGGAAAATGCCAAGGATGTTATACGGGCCGAGATTAAGCGCAGGGCTGTAGATGGTTGGGATGAAGAGGTCTATCAGCTTGGACATTTTGCAGGGAAAGTACATAAATACTCTGACACCCTTCTCATCTTTCAAGCCAAGATGTTAATGCCTGAATATCGAGATAAATCACAACTGGACGTGAATAATATTACTCCTAATACCCCTGGAACTATCCCTATTAACACGAAAGATCTAACTAGCGAAGAGCTAGCCCTCCTCAAGCAGATTGCTCTCAGACAGAAGGCCCAACAGGGAGAATCATAGTAGATGCCAGCGAAGAAGGCTCCCAAATCACAGTTAAGCAGTGCTGATAAGCTCTATTATGCAGCTGAAGCAGAAGAGTGCAGGCGTTCATTTCGCGCTTTTGCTCAGGCTGCGTGGTCTGTGCTGGAACCTGGCAAGCCGCTTCGATGGGCGTGGTTTCATGATGCTTTGTGCGATCATTTACAGGCTGTTGCTGAAGGGCAAATCAAAAAACTTGTCATTAATATCAGCCCTGGTCATAGCAAAAGCACGATTGTCTCTCAGATGTTTACTGCATGGTGCTGGACGCGAGATCCTCATTCACGCTGGCTCTGTGCCTCTACCTCCCTTGATTTGGCTATTCGTGATAATCGCAATGCCCGTTTTCTGATAGAGAGTGAGTGGTATCGGGCGTGTTATGGGCGGGAATTTGCGCTTAATCAGACATCATTCAATATGAGCGGGGATCAGAATGTCAAAGGTTTCTTCGAGAACGATCATAAAGGCTATAGATTAGCTGTAAGTGTAGGTTCTAGGGGTATTGGGAAAAGAGGGGACTTTCTCATTATTGACGATCCACACGATCCGATGGAAGGCGAAGCGGCACATCAAGAGGTGATCGACTGGTATGGCCAGACCTGGGTGTCACGCTTGAATGACCAGGAACATGGTGCAATGGTGACGGTAGGTCAGCGTGTGCGGGATGGTGATTTGTGTGGGCATATGTTAAAGCTTGGAGGGTGTGAGCATCTTTGCCTGCCAGAAGAATATGACTCCTCTCGTAAGTGTGTTACTTCCATTGGTTGGTCTGATCCGCGTACGGTTGATGGTGAACTGCTCTGGCCAGCGAAGTTCCCCAAAGAGGTTCTGGAAGATCTCAAGAAATCGCTTGGCTCGTTTGGCTATGCCGCTCAGTATGATCAATTGCCTGTCCCGGCCACAGGGGGCATGTTCAAAGAAGCATGGGCACGCTACTTTGAGATTGAAGGTGATTATTATATCCTGCATACCAAATACGGACACACAAGATCTGTCCCTATTCGCCTGTGTCGGAATGAGGCCGTGTGCGATTTGGCAGTCTCCGAGAAAGAACAGGCCGACTTCTTTGTGATTGAGACGTGGGCTATCACCCCTGAGAATGAATGCCTACTGCTTCATCAATTGCGTGGACACTTCAACAATCCTGAGCAGCAGAAAAAAGCAATAGAGCTATACGAGATGTACCGATGGTCCGCTTTTTGGGTGGAGCAAGTGGCCTATCAGTTAGCCTATATCCAGCAGATGCGTAACTACGAAGTGAAAGAAGAGATCCAACCGGGCGTCTATCGTGTCAAACGAATTGTAAGTATCCCTGTCAGGCCGTGGAAACCGTTTCGTGATAAAGTGGCTCGCGCTGGTGTGGCGGCAGTTAAGATGGAAGCGGGAGACCTCTATTGGCTTATGAATGCTACCTATCTTCATGAACTTAAGGATGAGATATTTAAGTTCCCTAAGTCGAAGAAGAAAGATCAGGTAGACACGCACTCCATGATGTGTGATATTTTGTCCAATCCACAAATACCGCTCTCCGGTGAAGAAGAACCAGAAGAGCAACCACAACCAACGCTTACCGAAGCGCTGAATAGTATGCAAGTTGACCCGTTTGCCTATGCTTCTTCGCTCGGCATGTGGGACGACTAATAAAGGAGATGATATCGTGGATGATGAGCAACACCGTGGAATAGCATTTATCTCTGATGGCGGGCCAGAATTGCTAATGCTTCCAAGGGGGAACCAGATCTTTCCTCTTTCCCCCTCATCAGCAGAGTTTGATTTTGTCGAGATGATGAAAAGACAAGCTCGTGACATCACTTCTGCATTCGAGATAACGCCTCAGATGTTTGGCGATCTTTCTTCTTCCCTATCTGGCAACTTAGACGCTCTACGGGATACATTCTTGCGCAAGAAGTATGCGGATATGTTTAAGGTCGAGTATGGTACTTCAACAAGCACAGATGCATGGACCTTCACCATGAAAACATACAACGTTATTCGCTGGTTAGATCATCTTGGAAAAGCCTATCACCTGCCATCTCGCAAACTGCGAAAGTGTCAGATGCGCAGACGCTTAAAACGAATGCAGCGAGATAGGAAGCGATATCGATGAAAGATACGATAACCCTCTTCTTGGACATAGACGGTGTATTCTCTATCGGCGATGCTGGCCTGCCACTCGCCAAAGTGGGCAATGGCTCATTCTATCGTTGGGCGCATCCCATCCCGCAAGCTCGCACACTCTTACAGGCACTGGACACAGACAAAGACCTTGGCCCAGTGTGGTGCTCCCATTGGGGCAAAGACTCGCCGCTCTGGAATTACTGGTCAGGGACGTATCGTTGGCTCGTGAGTTTCCCGGTGAAGGATGCTGGTGATATGGTAGGGAGCAAGCCTTTTGCGATACAAAGATACCTGGATGGCATTGATAAACGAAGGAATGCAGTGTGGGTACAGGATGGGTTTACCGATCTTGAACAGTCCTGGGCAGAGAAATTGGGCGTGCGATTGGTAGATGCTACGCAGGAGCCAGTTCGGGAGTTGTTGTTGAGTGAGGAGCCTGGGGCAGTGCAGGTGTTGATTGACATATTTGCAGGGAGTAAAGTAGTAGCATGATCACCATTGCAGACATTCAAGCGCAGTTGCAAGCCTATCTCACCGAGAAGATCACGATTCATCAATTTATTGTGTGGTTTGTCGCTGAATCCTGGGAGGTTGCTACCCTGCGTTATCCTGAGCCTGG